TAGGAGCAAATTTGATTAATTCCATCGCTCCCGGAACGGAACTAATCGGGGAGGGACTGGTTGGCGCTCTGAACGGTAGTACCGATGCGGCTGAAACATTGGGCGAAGGTATTGCGGATATTGCAACATCGTTGCTGAATCAAATTGATGCTTTGCTTCCTGTTATTATGAATGTACTGAATACGCTTGTTCCGAAATTGCTTGAATCCATAATCAATTCCTTACCTTCTATTATTCAATCGGGCACTAAAATTTTATTTTCACTTATAGACGGAATATTGAATGCATTGCCGTCATTAGTGGAAGCGGCACTTGAAATAATCGTTTTCTTAGCTCAATCATTATCTGAATACATACCTGAATTGATTCCGACCATAGTGGATGTTGTGTTAAAAATTGTAGATGTTTTAACTGCTCCTGATACATTGGTAAATTTGATAATGGCGGCTGTAGAAATCATACTTGCTTTGGCAGAAGGTCTTGTTGATGCGATTCCGAAACTTATGGAAGCAGTGCCGACAATTATTTCTAATTTGGTGGCTGCATTAATAAAGCTGATACCTGAATTAATACCAGTTGCTGTCAGAATTATGGCACTGCTTGCTCAGCAGATGATTAATAATATAGGACTTATGCTTACGGCAGTTCCGAAATTGATATCATCTCTTTTCAATGGGTTATCGAAGGTTGGAAAATCCGCTAAACAGTGGGGAAAAGATTTTATTCAGAATATTATTGATGGAATCTTATATATGATAAACAAGGTTGTTAATGCTGTTAAGCGAGTAGCTAATACAATCAGTTCCTTTTTGCACTTTTCAGTTCCGGATAATGGACCGTTGGTTGATGTTCCAAAATGGATGCCCGATATGATAGACGAATTAACCAAGGGTATGTATGCAAATGAAGGAAAATTGAAAAAGGCAGCAAATAGCCTTGCCGGAAATATTACGCTTGGATTCGGAGATAATCCAAATGTTATGAATACAGGAAATTACCGTTCGGAAATTGTTTTAAATAACAATGTGAATCTTGATGGAAGAGTTGTTTCTAATAATACGCAAAAATATATTACAAATCAGCAGCAGGCTTATTCTATGTCGAGGGGGATGGTATAATGTACGATTTTACTTTGAGTGGAAAAAATGCTTCTGCATTAGGTGTTTTTGTGATACAAAGACCTAATATTCCCACTCCAAAGAAACGGATTGAAAAAAAGAATGTTAACGGAAGAAACGGAATACTGACAATTGATGAAGATACCTTTGAAGAAATAAATTTTGCAGTCGAATGCAATTTTATGTCATCCAAGCCCGAAAACTTTGCTGATAAAGCTCGAGTAATTAAGGCATGGATTTATTCCAATCAACAAAGCGAGCTGCTTTTCAATGACTATCAGAACCACTTCTATAAAACGCAAATCATAGAAATGTCAGATATTGAACGGATATCAAAAAGAATCGGTACATTTACATTGAATTGCACTTGTGATCCATTTATTTATCTTACAATGGGAAAAAAGGAAATTAGTATTTCATCAACAATAGTTAATCTATATTATTTATCGGCACCGATATATAAACTTGCCGGGGAGGGTGTATTTAGTCTTACGGTAAATAATAACACATTTCAGGTTAATGTTGCTCAAAATGCAGTGATTGATACAGATTTAATGCTTGTTTATCGTGAGGATAACGGACAGCTTATCAATCAGAATTCTTTGGGAAGTTTTGAAGGTCTTTGGTTAAAAAACGGCACAAACAGTATTTCTTATACTGTTCCGGAAAACGGAAAGATTAAAATGATTCCGAATTGGAGGACATTATAATGATTCAGATTTATTTGCCTGAAAACAGCAAATATGAAAATAACGGCAATATGGTTTTGTTTCCAACGGAGTGCGTTATAACGGCTAATTTGAATGCGGATTGGAATTTAAGCATAAAACATCCTTTGGACAGCAACAACAGATGGAAATATATTTCCGATGGCGCTGTAATTAAGGCACCATCATTCAACGGCGAACAGTTGTTCAGAATATTCCATACCGATTTGAATGAAACCGAAATATCAGCCGAAGCTTATCCGATCTTTTTAGATGCCTGCAGTGATACATTTTTGTTTGATGTCAGACCGACAAAGGTTAACGGTCAAACTGCTCTGAATAAGATTTTTGAAGGAACAAAATATCAGGGAAAAAGTGATATTGTAAAAACGGCAACCGCTTATTATCAAAATCAAAATGCTGTAAGTGCCATAAACGGAGATACAGATCAGGCATTTACAAGCCGATGGGGCGGACAAATTATATATGACAATTTCAAGATTATAATTAATCAAAGAGCCGGGGGAGATTATGGAGCAACGCTGAGATATGGTAAAAACATTCTTGGTATGTCGCAAAAAATCAACAGGAATAATCTCTGCACCCGAATTATTCCGCAAGCCTATAACGGATATATGCTTGACGGAAAAACACCATGGGTTAACAGCCCTTTGATTAACAGTTATCCCGTTGTTTATACCAAACTTGTCAAATTTGATGATGTGAAACTTTCATCTGATGCACAAAGTGATGAAGAATCATTCCCTAATCTTGCAGCTTTGCGTAGGGAATTAATACGGCGAAGCAATCTTATGTTTTCAGAAGAAAACGTTGATAAAGAGGATGTAACTCTTGATATAAATGTGGAACTGCTTGAAAATACCGCTGAATACAAAAAGTTTTCCGGGTTGGAACAAATATCATTGGGAGATACTGCAACCTGCATCAATGAGAAATTGGGGATATCCGTAAAAACGCAGGCTATATCAATAACATATGATTGCATAAAAAACAAAACACAAAATATTGTTTTAGGCTCATTTCAACCAAATTATTTTACAAATAATACACTATCTGTTGAACAGATTTCATCTGATATTGTAAGGAATGAAAACACGGTCAATGATGTTACATCAACAGTGAAAAAAATAACAAATTCGGATGGAACTATTAATGCTGAAAAGGTTCAGGGGGCTTTGAATGGGGCAAATGTTCAATTGAAAGCACAAACAGATGCCGCTCAGCAGCAGGACATCCGGGCTATTTTATTTCAGGATTTGAATCCGAACTCTGAATTGTATGGCGCTCTTTCAATAGGAACACAGGGAATCCAGATTTCAAAAACACGAACAGCCGACGGGAAGGATTGGCAATGGCATACTGCAATTACAGCTAATGGTGTTGTAGCGGATGAATTGGTGGGTCAATTTATCCGGGGTATTGCCATCGAAGCCGACAAAGGGAACATAGCCGGGTTTGAAATAACCAGCACAGGGTTTAAGAAAACATGGCATCATGAAAACGAGCAAGGACAAAAATACGATCTTATTTTTGATATATCATCAGAAAGCGGAAGTACATCGGAGAATTTTATAATTAAGCTGTATGATGAAGGTGCTGGTGAGTATTCGTTTGCTGTTTCCGATTGGGGACATGGCATTTTTAATACTCTGACATCCAAAGAAGTAAAAGTTTTGGATGCATTAGATACACCAAAAATCAGAATCAATACAGATCAGACCAATATCAATTTCGGATATATTGCGGAGCCATTCGTATCAAAAGCAGCTAACGCACAAGGGAGATGGCGACAGCTAAAATGGTGTATAAACAACAGCAATGTTGGTGTTTTGCAGCCGTTAGATCAAAACGGAACAGAGGATTCAACCTGCACGATTGGAGAATCAAATCACAGATGGAACAGGATATATTTGTATCATTCGCCGGATGTTGTTTCAGACCAGGATAAAAAGAAAAATATTAAAAATTTCGATAAATCTGTTGTTGAATTTATAAAGGCACTGACCCCCTGCTTTTATAATATGAGGAATGAAATGGATTCTGATCCGCTGCATATGGGACTTATGGCGCCTGAATTAAACGAGGCGGCCACTAAAACAATCGGCAAGGTTGCTGCAAGTCATTATGATGAAAAATATGGATGGAGCTTATCGTATGAAGAACTGATTGCACCGTTAATATATACACTTCAACAACTAATTGATAAGGTTGAAAAACTTGAGGAGGGATTAAAGATTGCAAACGATACAACAGATAACGCTTGAATTAAACGAAAATATTAATTATAGATACGTGTATGGAATTCAGTTTGATAACGCATCACGGTTTATAATGATAACGCTTACCGAAAACGGAATAAAATTTGTTCCGCCGCCAAAAGCCACAGCAAGCTTCAGATGTCTTAAACCCGATGGAACAAGCTGTATTAATGCGGCAAAAATTAACAGTAACGGAACGATAACTGCCGAATTAACAGAACAGGTTCTTGCTGTAGAGGGTCAAGTAAAAGCGGATATTTCTCTTCTGGATGGTCAATCGGTATTATCAACAGCAACATTTTTTATTCGGGTAGAGGAAGTACCATCCTCCGCAACGCAAATTGTAAGTACAGATGAATTTTTGATACTGAATGAAAAGATTAATGAAGCTACAGAGGCAATCAATGCTATAACCGATACAGTGGACACGGCAAACGATGCGTTGAACAGAGTAGAGGCTTTGGAAGCTTATATTGGCTATACGGATAAAGATATCCTCGGCTTACAGGTTGATTATGAAAACAAGAGATTTACAAGACTTGCCGGGGCTGCCGGTTTAAGTGCAGGTGCGGATTTTGATAAGTTTTCCATGTTCGGCGGACGAAAGCGATGCAATGTTCAATCTGACGGAACGATAACAGCGTTTTACGGAGATGCGGATTATTCGGATGCTGATGTAAATGTGCAGGCAATGGTTTATCAGCCTGCTTTTTATTATAAGGTTGTTCCGATTAAAATGGATAAAAACACAGACGGACTTGGTTATCATATCAGAAAAGCAAACTATTATGTTTCAGATACTCCGAAAGCAGGTTTTAAGCTTCATCCTGCATTTTATGATGAGAATGGAAATGCAGTTGAATATATTTTGCTTTCAGCCTATGAGGGTGTATATTTCAAGGATTATCTGCCTGACAGCAGTAAGGCACGCTATATTACCGATGCTTTAAATACAGATACGGAAACAAATCTTGAAAAGGATTGTATTTTGTCATATGGCGACGGAAAGCCTATTTCGGGATTGTATAAAAACATAACCTTAGGCAATGCCGAAAAGCTATGCAGCAATTTCGGCAAAGGCTGGCATTGTGAAACAATCAAAACGCTTTCTGCAAATCAGATGCTTATGATGATTGAATTCGGAATGATGAATATGCAGAATGCGATAAACAAGGGTATTGTAAATATTGAAGAGGTAGCCAATGCCAATTGTGCAGGAAATACAGGCTCAACAAGAAACCGTGGCAATGCAACAGGCACAACAGCAGGAACAGCATTCCGTTTTAATTCTGAAATCGAACCTGTTACATATACCGAGGACGGCAAAAAATCAATAACCTACAGAGGTGTGGAAAATCCTTGGGGGAATATATGGAAAATGATAAACGGCATTAATGTCTGGGGAAATGGAGAAATGGCAGGCGGAGAGCCTTATGTTGCGGATGATTTTAACTTTGTAACCTTAAAGCACAGTGATAATTACAAGGCAGTTGGTTTTACTGTTGCAAACGGAAACGGTTACATAAATGCAATGGGCTACGGAAAAGAAGAATACGATTGGCTTTTTCTTGCTTCGCAGACAGGCGGCAACTCTGCTCTTCCCGTAGGGGATTACTTTAATGCAGTTACCGATTTGAATGGTGCGAAAGCGGCTACCTTCGGCGGTCGCTGGACACACAACACAATGGCAGGTCCGTTTCTGTTCAACTTTACGGATACAGGAAACAGCAGAACACGAAACTTTGGATGCCGAACGGTATATGTTCCGACAGCAGAATAAGGAGGTATGTGATGATAAATCACGGATTAGTGCAAAGCACAATAAAGCCAAAAGAAACAGAAATTGATGAATATTCAGTATGGGTAAGTGAAAACTTCAGAGAAATAGAAGTAACTGATGAAAACGGCTCTCATACGGAATATGAATATGATCAGACACAATACAGCAAGGATGAGTACATACTGCTTTTATCTGAAAAAAATAAAAATCTTGAAAATATGCTCACAGACACACAACTTGCGCTGTGTGATGTGTATGAAATGATGGAGGGATAATCTATGCCAAAAGTTTATGCAGACCTTATCAGGAAGGGAAAGAAAACGATTAATGAAGTGCCTGAAAAGTTAAAAGAACAGGTGCGGCAAATTCTTGAATCGGAGGAAAACTGATGTGACGAACGAAGAAATTGCAGTAACTCTTAAAGACCATGAAAACGAAATTAAGAGCCTTAAACACCGTATGAATGAGCAGGAGGAAAAGGATAAAACTTTAACGGAATTAACAACATCAGTAAAAACTCTTGCTGTCAATATGGAATATATGGCTAAAGAGCAGACCAAACAAGGAGACCGACTAGAAAGGCTTGAGAGAGAGCCTGCCGAGAGTCATAAATATTTTAAACGAACAATATGGACAAGTATTGTTACAACTGTTGTAGGTGCTGTTATCGGTGCAGTGCTTGCGCTTATAATTCATTAATTTTACGGAGGAATCAAAATGAAAAATATAAAATGGACTAAGGAAACAACAAAAAGAGTATTTAAAACCTT